TCATTTTTTCCTCATTGCTTTAGTTCTTTTATTTTCGGCTGCTTTTTTCATTCTTTCTACTTGAAGTTTTGCACCAGCGATATCTCGAGTTAGATCCATTTTTTCTCTAGCGAGTACTGCTGTTTGATTAATTTTTTCGTCTGCAATTCTAATTCTTTCTTTTGCTTGGTCTTCATCTTCTTCTAATTTCATTTTATCAATATCTGTTTTTTCTTCAAACTGAGAATCTTTCATTTCCATGTCTTCGAAACTTTCTTTTGCTTTTCTTTGCATATCCATTGCTCTTAAATCTAATTCTCTTTCTTTTAAAGCAACTAATGGGTCTTTTTGTTTGCCCATTTGTTCTTTTTGAACCAGTTGAGCTGTTATTTCAGCACAACGTTGAGCAATCATACCATCAATTTTAATTTTAGCTCCTTCAGGGTCTTCTTGAAGCTGTTGTTGCATTTGTGGATTAGTCTCGATCATAGCGCCCACTTCGCCTTGCGCTTGAAGACTCACGTGTTCGGAAACGTGTCCTTGAAGCAATGCATAGACCATTGGGTTCACTTGAACCATTCGAGAAGCCATAAAAGTTGTATGAGAATTCATATGAGCCTCGTGATCCTGTTCGGGAAACGCTTTGGGAAGTTTCATCTGTAATGCTTCCATATTTTCAATCGCTGGATCCTTAGGAACAATCGGAGGTTCCGGTTTTAAAACTTTATCGATGTCTCGTGTGCCGAGAGCGTCATAAACGCGTCTGTAAGCTTCCCGAAGGTTGTGCATATTGGGATTAGACATCGCAATTTTCAAATTTTCGCTGGCTAAAGTTACTCTTTGACTTAAACTGTAAATATTAGGGTCTGCAACTGGAATCACGTCTACTCGACCATCAAAATCTTTTGATTTGACCATTCGATCCGCTCCATAAACCGCATAGGGATAAATAGGTGGTAAAAAGGTGGCAAAAACTTTTGAAATAAGTCTAAATTCGTTACGCATTGCGTAATAACAACGCTTGTGAATAGCAGTCATGACTCTCGAACCACGCTCTAAGAGCGCAACCGTCGTTCCAACCGCTCTATTTTGAACATCGGTACCTGTCGCCATGTCCGTGATCGATGCAAATCGTTGTCCCGCTGTTACAACGAAGCCCATTAAGTTAAATAGTGTTACGGAAGGTTCTTTAAACGGTAACATTTGGAATTGATCTTTAATATTACCTCCAGGAGCGTCTACATCTCTAAATTCTCCCGGTTGAAAAGGTTGATCATCATCTCTAATTCGAATTCCTCGAGATTTAAAACCCGCTGGTAAATTACTAAGGGTTCCAGCGTCTAAAAGTTGTCTTAAAGCCGTTGTTGCAGTTCTAGATAATCCACCAATCATGTGAATTAAGCCAAAACCATAAAAACCTAAGCCTGGTAAAAATTTGTAATGAATAAAATATTCTTTTCGTCTGTGGGTAGGATCCTCAGGTTCATAATTACGATAAATGGATAATATTTCACTTGAACCTTCGTCGATCGTTACAATATAAGGAATTTTAACTTCTTTCGGTGGGTTTTCCATTGTGAATTCTTCAATATTCAAATCCACATGCATTTCTAAAATATTAAAATTGGTTTGACGATCTGCTGTTGGAACAATTCCTTCCAGTTGTTCATATTTTTTCTTAATATCGCTTTGTCCTGTGTTTACAGGTTTTAATTCTAGGTCTCGATAAAAACCTGTTTTTTGTTTTTTAAGAACCTCGTTTTCACTCATTGAAATTTTATGAGTAATACGTTCACAGTCCATTAAATCGGTTGCATAGTAAGGAACGACTAAATCTTCCGCAGGAACGAATTTAGAAACTGCCCGTTCCATAATAGCATCATAATAAACTTTTTTAAAAGCTGATCCAGCTAGGGGAAGGTAGAATAAAAGCTGATCCATTTCTGGAGTATATTCTTCCATTTTCTCCATAAGCATATAGTTCATGAAATCTTGAACCCGATCCGCTTGTTGCTGTTTTTCTTGATCCTCGTCTCCAAGTACTTTACAACGAACGGGTCCGTCGGAAGGAAGAAGTTCTTTATACGCTTGTGCTTGAAATTGTGTAACGGCTTCTGCTAATAAAGGGTGGGTAACATTAGAGGCTCCTCGAAAGGGACGGGTCATCTCTGTGTGCTTAAATCCTAAAAGATCTAAACCTTGAGTATAACCCGTTTCCCAATCTTTTCTTGAAATTTTATCTCTTCGGTATTCGTCAACTAATTTTGACGCCATCCGTTGAAGAACGCGTTCGTCTAGATCCTCGGCCAAATTAGCGTGGAACTCCTCTTCAGGAGTGCCTTCTTCAGACGCTTCATTGACAGCTTCTTCACTAGGTCTTTCAACTTCGACCGCAACTTGTTCCTCAGTCGCTGGACCTTCTTCTTCCAGAACTTGATTCTGTTTTTCAACATCAGCCATGTTTTACTACTTAGTAAGTTCTAAATTTTACTTTGCCGTTTAGTCTAGTATTGATAGCTCCGCCACCACTATAACTTTTTCCACCACCACTATAACTTTTAGCGCCTACTGAACCACCTGCTTTTTTCTGAGTTCTTCCTCCGTGAAACCATCTTTCCCACCAAGTAGGATTTCTGCCACGAGCTCCACTTAGTACGTCTGGTTTTTTTGGAAATTTAGTACCTGCATCCGTCGCATCGACTAGAGCTGCTTTGATGTTAGCATTTTCCCCAGCGGCTGCTTGCTCAGCAGTTAGCCTTCCTTTACCCAACATCTTAGATGCTGCATACGCCGTTAAACCGGCTAGAATAGCTTTTTTTAGTTTTTTTGCCATGATATATATATCTCCTTAATTGTTATTATATTACCACTTAAACATATTAACTACTAGACCACCCTTACTTTTATAAAGCTTGAAAGGTTGTTGTAGCATTTGGGGAGTGATTTTCAAGCCAAAAGCTTCATAGTAAAGACGAGGATCATCAGGAGCCATTTTAACAATCAATTTACTTTGGCCTCCTACTACAGCATCAACGTTTCCTACATATCTCTCAGCTTCTGCAAGTGTGTTGAAAGCCATTTGGTGTTCGGACGGGGCTTTAGTATATTGTAAAATCTTTGCTGGCGAATCCGCAGTAAATGAGTGTTTCTGAATAATCTTAAAAGATTTAGCCGGATCCGATTTAGCCACTTTAATTGGTTGAGCTATTGAATCATACTGAAACGCTAGTTTTTTCATTCGTTCGGGCAATACTGCTGTCATATTGGGATTAGTCAGAATAGCCTTGTCTTGCATCTCGGACCATGCCTTAACTCCTCTCATTCCTCCTTTACCTGCCGCAGTTCCATAAAATTCCCAATCTCCTAGTTTGCCTACGGTTGCCCTTCCAGTAGAATCTGCTCTCTTTAACGCATGGAGTCTTTCCACAGGATTAATGGCAATCCATTGTAGGCCATCGTCTGCAGCTGTTTTGGCCATATGCTTAACAAGATGATCTCCCCATATGTCTCTTTCTAACAAAGGTAAGAAAGGAACATCATCCTCTCCATATTTACTTGCTTTTTTTAAAAGTGTAGAAGCATTTAGTGTATTTTTTCTTAATTCATCATATTTTTGTTTAAGCTTCCAATATTCTGATATTTCTTTCTCTGATAAAAATCCTTTACGGGCATAAATAGACATTTGGCCTAATAATTCTTTTAAAGCAAGATTCGCCTGAGCGTATTCCTGTTCAGTATTAAAAGGATTAACTCTCACTCCTCCTTCAGCCATTTTTTTCCAAGCTTTTTGTTGAACATCCGATTGACCTTCGTGAACGACATATGCTTTGTCTCGTCCACCTGCTACTGCACGTCTACCATAACGCACATGATAAACTTGATTAATAACTATGGGTGCTTGGTCATAATGAGCGTGGGCGAAATCGCCAGGGTTTACATTTCGTCCGTAAGGAATTGTTTTTGGATAATAAATGACGTCTTCAATATATTTTTCATCGCCTAGAACTTTGTACGTCTCATGATCCCCGTATCGTGGAGATTGACCCATTGTTTTTTCCCGACCAAGTTTTCTTAAAAGATTGGTATGATGGGCTCTATATTCGGTTAATTTATTGAGAGCCAAAGTAATTTGATGATCTTTCGCTAGATCTTTGGACGCTGTTTCTAAATATTTTATATTACCTTCCAGAGGTTTAATGGCGCTAACCATAGAAGATAGTTCAGCATTTTTATTGTAGTAATATTTTTCTATTTTATTTAAATTGGCGGCTATTTCAATTCTGCTTGCATTAAATCCTTCGATATAGCGGGTAATAGAGCGTACTTGGGCAGGTTCAACGGTGCCTTTAAAACTGTTAAGGGTTCCTATCGCATCATCAATGTATTTATTTAGATCGTTGGCTATAATTCTGGATTCTTCAACCATCGGAGTAACAAATTCAAAACGTTTCACCCGTAAATTAACTGCAGGCGATTTGTTAATCATGTTGAGTAAATCAAGTTTACTAACCTTCATTCCAGAATCTTGAGCCGTCTTTAAAAATCCTCCCACGACTTGATTTCCCTTTTCACCTCCGAATTGAAGAATGTTGGCGTCGTCGAGTTCGGCTTTAGTAACATTCATTCTGACTTTTTGAAATCCTGCTTGTCCACTTTTAAAATTAGCTAAACGATTAAAATTAGAAAGTTCCTTAATCCAGACCTTGGCATCCAATGGTTTATAGGCAGGATGCTGAGCAATAAAATCATATAAGGAGGAGCCGAATCGACCTTGATTCGA